TGTCAAATATTTCGTTATGTATTACCATTGTTTTTATTATTATATTTACTTAAAGGTGCTTTACCTTCTTCTTCTAATTCTTTTTGTAAGTTAGCTAAGGCTCTCCAAGCTACCTTTGCTGAGTGTCGCTGTAAGTCTGTGTCTATTGTACCAGCTTCAATAAGATGTCTTGCAAGAGCATCTAATTCATCAGATGACTTTGATCTATCCCAATGCAAAGGTTTGTGAGGATGGTGTTGCTCGTTACCAATCCAAGATACTTTAGCTACTTCTCTTATAGCATCTGGGAAGTATTTAAGTACTCCACTAAATACTGGTGTTATCTTTCTCTCTGCTTTAAGCATTGCTTCGTGTTCATTATAATCCTCATCATCATACACTCCAGCTTTCATTTCTTCGTAATCTAGCTCTTCTTGTTTGTTCATTGTGTATGCAGATTCTGTTCCACTAATGTAGTCAATATTTTTATTCATATTTTTTTTGATTTTGTTCCACCTCTTGTTGGTGCTATCTTAGACCTTATGTTTGTTCTGCTATAATAATTTGTTTGTGCATCTTCATCACAAGATATAAATTTAACCTTGTCTTTTGCTTTACTTATCTCTGATAGGTTTACCCACTTGCCCTTTATCTTTCTCCAAATCGATTTTTTTGTTTTCATCTTTCTTTGCTAATGTTAGTTTTATAGCTTCTATCTGTACGTAGAGCTGTGATACTATGTTTTCTAATCTAAGTATGCGTTGTATCTGTGTGTGTTTTTTTGCTTTCATTTTTTTTATAAATTGCGTTCCATTTTTTATTATGTTTTAACCACATATATCTTCTTGCATCTGCTGGTCTTGGTGTGTTACCCCTTACCTTATAAGTCATTGTATAATCATCTATTGCAATAAATTTAACTTTTTTATTATTTTTCTTATTAGATGGTTTTATTTTTTTTTTATTTTTAACTACCCAGTCTATAATTGAACCATCACAATTAATTATATCTTTGCATAAAATTTGATTATTTTCTATACTACATTCATAAGCATAATAATTGTCTTTGCAATGTATACAATGAACAACAGTATCTTTATCGAAAGTATTTTTTATTGGAGTGTTTTTATTTAAAAATTTTATTTTTTCTTCTATACTCATAACTCCCCAGTTAAACAATAGTTATCTAAGTCTGCACCCTCTATAAAGAACTTGTTGTATAAGTCAAGTGCTTTCTCTACTTTCTGTTCTCCTTTATAGTAGAACTCCTCTGAGCAATTAAATACACCAATGTCAAGACAGCCTTTGTCTAATACTAAAAAATAAAAATCTTTGAATGTCTTACCAAACAAATTGCAATATAAGTAGCATTGTACATCATATCCGTACTTGTTAGCACTCCAACTAAAGTCCTTGATGTTTGTAGTTGTTTTTAAATCTACAAGCCTATCTCCTAAGACATCTGCCTTGCCTCTAAACGGAAATCCTAATACGTTGTCTATTGCTGGTATCTCAAACTCTGCTTTAGTGATTAGTTCCTTAGCGTGTTCGTTGCGATAGAACGCATCTACAAGCCTTTCTGTTTCTCCTCGTTCCTTAGCTGTGTATGCTGTACCAAACTCCTCTAGAGCTTCTTTAAACTTCTTTGTATTTCTGCTCTGTACCTCAACAAACTTTTGTGATGCAAACTTCTCTGGCTCTAATATTGCCCAATGAAATAAAGCACCAGCTCTAAGTGCTGCACTATCCCCACTACCATACTTTAAACTAAAGCTGTATGTCTTAGGACTTGCTAAGAGTTGTTTAAGGCTACTACTACTAAGAGCTAACTTGTTTAGTTCTCCATAGTAAAAGGAGTCATCTTCCATACGTTTAAGCAGTTCTGCTTTGTCGTAGTATTTATTATCTAATAATTTTATCTTAGATTTCATATTGTTTTAGTTCTTCTTTTAGTTTTAGTATCTCTTTGTTTTTCTCGTTTCTTATAAGGCTTTCTCTTTTCTTTACTATCTCTAGCTCTGTGTATAAAGAGTTAGCATATATACCGACCTCAGCTATTGCTTTTACACAATTGTTAAGGTCTTTGTTGTTTGGCTTCTGTTCTTGCCACTCAATAATCTTTTGCATTAGAAAAGAATACCAAAGGTTATAAGATTGTTTTTTAAGTAAGTCCATTGTATAGAATGTAAAAAATTGCAATTAACCAAAAAGCTACAAACATCACGCTTATGTTAATAGTACGTTGTCTTTCTTTTATTGCTTTTTCTTTCAATTCTTTTTCTGTATATACTTCTATTCTATTCTTAAGTGTTTCTATATGTAATCCTGTCTTTGTTTTTTTCATTTTATCTTATGTTTATGATTGTGCTTTTGATATTGTGTATCTTGTCCTGTATTTCTTTTACAAGCCATTGAGGAGCGTTAGTAACTTGCGAGTGATACAATTGCATCTCTGCTGTGTGCAATTCTTTGCGTAAGTGGTCTAGTTGTGTTTTCATTTGTTTTTGTTTTATACTACAATATTAAATAATATAATTGTTATAAACAAATTATAAACAAACTTTTTTTGTTTTACTTCTTAAAATCGTTGATGTTTATTACAGATGCTAGGCTCTCGTCTATCAAATAACAAGGCTTTAGAACTTTCTTTTTAGTCCATAGTGTAGTGTCTGGGCAGTACATATCAACAGGTTTTAAGTCCGTAAGGCTATTTAGCCAAAACATATAATTGCCTTTGGGGTCATTAACAAAGTATAATGCTATCTTTCCTGTTTCTATTAGCTTGTCGTACTTGTAAACCTCTAGTAGTTTATCTTTGTAGTATTTGTTTCTAAACTTAAATTCTATTACTACGTCTGTTCCTTTAGGACTTGTACCTATGGCATCATAATGCTCAAATCCTTCCCCTGTGTGTGTTAAGTTCCAGCCATCAAAGTTAAGTAACATTATAACAGCCTTTTCCCACTTATGTACGTTCTTTATCATATATTTTATCTATGTCCTCAATCCATTGTAATAGCCGAGCTGGATTACAAGAACAAGGCTCGTGATACTTATGATTATAATAAATGGAATGTAAACTGCACAATAGTTTATATTGGTCTTGTGTCAAGGTGTTTGTAAGTTTAGCCTTAAATACTTCCCATTCTTGTTTGTGTTCTACTTCCATAGTTCAATGTCGTTCCATTCCTCTTGTCTTTTATCACACCCACAATCATCTCCCCATATTTTTTTTACTATCCATCTTATGCCTGTGTAGTAAGTAATGTAATAAACTAAATCGCCTAACTTCATAATTGTTCTTTTATGTGTTTTAATGCTGTCCTATATGTATTATATAAACTATAATAGCTTATTTTAGTATCTCGGCTTAGTGAGGCTACTGACTTACCACTAGCAACCAAAGTAAAAACCTTACTATCATACCAGTACATTTCATTTAATATATTATCTATTTTTTCTTTTCGTTTAGCATATTGTACCTCATCTATTCCTAAGTCATCTATTTGTTTTATTTTTCCGTCTATGTCCTCTATGTATGTTTTTATCATTCGTGCCTCTTTCTTGTGAGTGTTTAAGTATATGCCTCGTAATACCTTATATACATAGTAAGTGTTTATATCGTCATTATACCACAAGTCTAAACCTTTTTGAATATCACATATAAGTTGGATGTACATTTCTTGTACAATATCCTCAGCATAGTTTTTATTAGCACCAAAGCTACGAACTATTTTTACCCAGGTCTTATGTTTATTATATGCTAGTTCAACAAGTGATTTCATAATTTGTTTTTACTCACAACAAAGTATTTTAAGGGGTCATATATCTCTCCTACTACAAAAGGTAGTCCATATTCATTTATACTAAAACTAAATGTTTCAAAAGGAAAACCTCTTGACCTTTTGCACATAACTGTAACCCAATCTTTGTTAGTTGTGTTTAACTCTAATTCTATAACACACTCTGATTTTTTTTCTAGAAAGCTTCCCAGATGTCCTGTTCCTAGTTTTGCACTTCCGTAATTTTGGTGCATTACAACCATAATATGAGTATTAAAACGTGTCGATAGTTGCATAAGTTTTGACACCATTTCATTACAACTTGGTAAATCATTAACGTCAGCAACTAAATCTGCTGCACCATCCACGAAAACCATACCTGTGTCTTTTCCGTTTTCTTTATTTTGTTGTAAAGTCCATTCAATAAACTCTAATCTTTGCTTATAGCTTAAAGTCCTCAAGGCATATGTTTGATAACAACCTACCTCTTTTATATTAGCCATTTGCTCACAACGTCTAAAACAACGAGCTGCGTGAAACGTACCTTGCTCTGTATCGTGGTGCATTAAACATTTATTTTTTCTATGCCCTATAATTTTACCCCCGAAGTTATTACCACCACTTAGATAGACAGATGCAAGTAGTGATATAAAAAAAGATTTTTTGCTTTTTGGTGGTGCTGTAACGTAACTTATATTACCTAAAGTTCCAATAGGGATAGGATAAGTTTTTTTTCCATTTTTTGTTTCTATTGTTTTTTCTCCGTAACTCAAAGCTAACTCTGGGTACTCAATATCTAGTGAAGTGTCAATAGTACACTCCTCTTTTATGAGTTGCATCAGCATATTATGAGTTGTTTCTTCTTCAGTCATTTGTTAGTTTTGTTTTTGTTTAGATAAAGGTATAAAAAAAAGGGGTTAAAAAACCCCTTTTGATTATGAAAAAAATTAAAATGGTAGGTCTGCTACCTCTTTTGATTGGTGTGGCACTTCTTGTGGCTCTCTTTCTGCTAAAACTATATTATTGTCAGTCCATACAACCTTTCCGTTGCCTATGTATTGACGTTGTTTCTTAGCCTCTCGTTCTTCTTTTGTTTGGTTTACATATACGCTAGAATTATTACCATATCTTGTTTCATCGTTTACAGACATAGTAAGGTTTACATATACACTTCCATTTTTACCAGCTACGAATTTCTCCTTTGGTAATTTACTGACATCTAAATTAAAATTTATTATTGCACTCATAGTTTATTTATTTATAGGGTTTTATATTCTGTTTTAGGTTTTTTAAATGATTCGGATTCATCTTCTCCAAAGACTCCTAACTCATAGAATCCAGTGAGTTTTAACACAGCTCTACTCATAGCTCGTTTCTCTGCCATTTCAGCAACATAAAATGAGTTAGTAGTTGATTCTTTATAGTTCTCGCCTTTTAAGGCACTACCAAAGGTTTCTATAGTTGTATTGCCTTTAGTCGCTATAGCTTTAAATACAGCGTAATGTGGCTCACATCTTATAACTTCATAATTTATTTGTATGTTAGCTTTAGCTTGTATAAGGTCTATACCATTTCTACAGATAATTGTGTAATGCTGATGTTTAAAAAAATGCTCAGCTTTAAGGTCGTAGAGTTCGTATAACTCTTTTAATCTATTTTTGTTCATTGTTCTTTGTTTAATATTTCTACTTCTATTATTGCCTCTAAATTTTCTATCCTTTTACCCATTGAATCAATCCTCATCTCTAGGTAATTTATGTAATTTTCTGTATAGGTCATATTACAAATCTTTAAACATTTCAAAGGGATTTTCTACCCCTAGTAAAAATTTAAAATCTAAAATACTACTATACTTCAATTCTGTTACTATACTTTGATCGTGTAAAGTGTCAACTATCTTACCAGTTAGCTCTGGGTATTTAATATTAGTTTTGTGTAGTTGTTCTATGTAGTGTGGTTTGAGCCTATCGTAAAGGCTAATCATTCTATAGTCCATTGTTTTTGTTTTAAGTTTACCCAAAGCTATAAAAAAATATTTAATAAACAAAATATAAACAAAAAAAAAGTCCACCCAATCAAGAGCAGACCTTTAAAACAATCTAAACAAAAACAAAAATTATTTGCTACAAATATATAAAATTAAATTAAACTACAGGTAATTTTTCTACTAAAGATTTATACTTATCTATAAGTTCTATAAGCTCAAAATCTAACTGCTTTATAGTTTGTCTAGACTTTTGTAATAACTCGTCTGCCTTATCATACCCAAACTCTTTATTGAGATTCTGTGCAAATACATACTGCTGACCATACCTCATACAATTACAACCATAGCATTGTGGTCTGCAATTATCTTCATTCCATCTTAAAATCCTAGATGCTCTACTTATAAAGTGTCCGTTCTGCATCCCTTGACCTTTCCAGTATGCCTTCTTGTTACAAGTAAAACACTTAACAATACCATTCTTATCAGCATACTTTCTTCTAATATACTCACTAAACACACTATCAAGCTTTTTAATAAGATTTTTTCTAGATGTTTTTTTTGGCATTTGAATAGATTTCAGATGTCTTATATTTATTTATAACTTATTTTATATTTTTATTTATACTTATATTTATTTATTTAGACCTAAATATATTTTTATAATAAATGGCTGTAAGTTATATATTATATTTTAAATAAAAAAATTTATTTTTTACTTATAGCTTTAAACTTCTCTGCACCACGAGAGCCAAAGTATGCTACGTAAACAGTAATAAGAAGTGATTTAAGTAAATCTACCCAAGCATCGTCAATAGAAAAATCTATTTCAAATCCATCTAATAAAATAAATATTACTAATGAACAAGTAAGAAATATTAAACTCATTGGTCTAGTATTTTTGCTAAGCCAAGAATCAGACTTCATATCTGACTCCCAACGTTTGCTTACTTCTTGCATTTCTACCATATCTTGCTCTAACAGTTTTAAGGCTTTTTCTTTATCTTCTGGTGGTAGAACAATGTCTGGCTCTTTTTGTATCAGTCCTTTAACAACACCTAAAACACCAGCATCTGGTAACACATCGCCTACTAGTCCAACAATAGCTGGTACTTTATCAGTAAGAAATTTACCTACTTTAGTTTCACTAAACTTTTTCTTATTTGGCATAGTTCCAACGTGCTTTAGTTTTTCTTATGTCATAATGAACAAATGTATCGTAAAGACCTAATCCACCTTGTAGCATTTCGCCCATATCTATCAAATCCTCAATGATTCTATAAACCTCTGCTGGTTTCAAACTCTCTATTGCTATGTCTGCTGCTTTGCCAAAAACGTGCTGTGATGTTTCAATTCTTTTACCATCAATCATCTTATACGCACCACCTATTTTTGCATTGTGTTCTGGACTTCTATATGCACTATTAACAGTAATAGGTCTGCCTGTATAATCTCTAAGAAATTGTAATTGTTGTGCGAGTTTTATAATGTTTTCATAAACATTCAAAGGCATACTGCAATTATTATCACAATCTTTACATTTGCCCTTACATTCAAACTCTTTTATATTAAAGTTTTTTGTTAGTTGCATTTTTTCGTTTCTTGTATACCTCGTATATTTTCTGAAAGGTGTATATAATAGATGCTAAGAGCAGTATAATTTTTAGACTGTTTTCTACAGCAGTAAAGCTAATTCCTAAAGTAATTAAATTAAATATGTACAATCTTGCATCTTCTAAATTCATAACATCAAACCTTTTAAAAAAGCGTTCCACTTAGCTATAAGATATAACTGAAACATTTCTATTTTGTCTGCTAAGTATCTTAATCCTTTTACCATTACATTTTATTCAATTGATAATCTATTCCGTAAAAACTGTGTACTCCATTTCCATCTGCTATTGCAACTGCGTAAGATTTCCAGCCATAAGGGTGTTCTTCTAATCCTTTCCACATTACATCAATATGGTATTTATCGCTTAATACATTAGGAGTTATTTCGTTTCCTTCTGCATCTTCTTGTCCTTGTTCTAATGTAATATGACCTAGTTTTACAATAGCGTGTGCGTGATTCTCTGGCAAACCTTCAATTTTAGTGTAAGCTTGTGCCTCATCAACAAATTCATATTTAGCTATTCTCATAATGTTGTAAGTGTTTCTAATTCGCTTTGAGTTAATACTGTATCATAAATCCTAGCATCATATACTTTGCCTTCAAAAAATCTAGATGTGCCACCTTCATCAGCAAAATTAAACTCTAGAAATCCAGTAGGCACTACTCCACTTGTGTCTGTGTTTTTTAACACACCATTGAAATAAACTTTAAACTCATTTTCTTTAAATGAGATAGCCATTTTATTTTTTTGGTTTTCTATTACGTCTGGAATTGTATACTCAGCTTGTGTACTACCATTATAAACAGTTACTTTTATAGTTCCAACAGTAGGTGTACTTGCTTGAAATTGAAACCTAATAAAATCACTAGTCGAGTTGTCTGATAACGTTATATTGTTATAAGCGTTTAAAGGTTGTCCGTAGTTGTTTACATATAGATAAATAGTACCTTCTGTTATATTAAATAAATTAACATCTCCAGCATCTGTACACTTATCTACTTCCCTTGTTGTTGCACTACCATCGGTTATAATTGTACTACTAGCATATAAGCAATCTATTTCTACCTGACCACCCCATACAGAAATATCAATATCTGCATTTGTTGAGTGCTGACTTGCCCAAGTACCTAAATAAATATATTTTGTTAATCCACTTCCTCTTGATGCTACTACATTTATTGTAGTCCATTGAGGAGTTATAGTGTGCTTTGTTGTAGTACTTCCATTACCATAAAAACTTATGTCTTGATTTATACCTGTATTACTTTTAACCCAAACGCTGCCAAAATAAGTTCCATCTCCAGTTGTTGTTGTTGGAAATTCTATCAATGAATAGTTTGATCCAGTTACACTTGCTTGTAATCTAGTAGCTGTTTTAGTTCCATCTGGTGCTATAATATAGTTAGCAGTCAATGTAGGATTTGGACTACTACCACTTAAAGCACTATAAGTGTTCATAGCAGTATTATTAATAGCGTGGTTAGTCCTTTGTGGCTCTAACAATAAGCTAGGACATTGGTCATTGTACCAGTCTAATCTAGGTATACTTGTACTATCTGAGCCAACTTCTTCAAGCAAACCATCTTTCCTAACTCTTGTAGCTTTACAAGTTCTTTCAAAAGTAAAATCTCCTGTACCATCATTAGGCAATACAGAAAAGACCTTAGCATTCATATAAGCACTTGGGATTAAAGCTAAAATAGGTTTACTCATCTTCTTCTTTAGGGATTGATTCGTTAAGTATTTTTACAATCTCTTGTGCTTGTGCTAACACAGCAATAGGTAATGTATTAATAACTTGATTTACTCTTGCAATTTGTTCTTTAGTAATTTCCATAATTATATATTTTTAAATTATTCTGGCAAATCTTCAAAAGAATCTGCATAGTCGCTCGGCAAATAGCTTTCCATTTCTGTAATCTGCTCTGCGCTTAACTCATCTTTATAAAAGTCATTTGCTAAAACCCACTTAAAATGGTCTTTAATTGCTTCTGTGTTATCATCATCAGCGATTTGACTTAATTGGTCTGGTATCTGCGAACTAATTACCACTTTATGACTATCTGGTGTGTTTTCTGTTGTTACTACGTTTCTAAACATTATTTATGATTTTAATAATTCTACTTCTGATTTTAATTCTTTTATTGCTTGTACTAATACAGGTATTAATCTTCCGTAAGTAGCCTCTAATTTATCTGGGTTACCATCATATACTAAATTTAAGTAATCATCATCAACCCCTTGTAAGTCTTGTGCAATAAACCCTATATCTTTTTGACCTTTACGAGAGCTAAAAAACTCATTACCATTTAAATCAGTTTCTGCTCTATTATCCCAAACAAACTTTTTAGGCTGTAATGAATCAATAAAATCTAACCCATAAGGTATTGTTTCAATTTGTGTTTTATCTCTTTCATCTGATATAGCTGTAATACTTGTTACTGCACATCTTAAAGTTGCAATACTAGAATTACCTAAAGTAACTTGATTTGAGCCATTAGTAGGCGAACTTGTTGCTGCATAACCTATTGCTGTAGTGTTTGTTCCAGTTACAGTAGGGTCTGTAGAACTTCCTAAACAAGTATTGTTTGTTCCACTACCAATACTTTGACCAGCATTGAAACCTAGCATAACATTACCAGTTCCAGATGATAAGCCAATTCCAGCTTGATAACCTACAGCAGTATTAGAACCAGCATCTGTTGCAATTTTTCCAGCTTCATAACCAACTAAAACATTATTAACCCCTGTAGTTAGATTTAAAGCAGCTTTTCTGCCAATTACTGTATTTTGGCTACCATTGGTAAGTGCAAACAAACTATTTTGACCTAATGAAGTATTGTCAAAACCACTACCACTACCAGCAGAGGCTGCACCAGTACCAACAAAAGTGTTTGAGCTTCCAGTAATACTTTTACCAGCTTCATAACCAATATTTGTATTAGAGCCTCCAGTTGTGTAGCTATAACCAGCTTTAAAACCTATGTTAGTATTACTTGCTCCAGATGTGTTTGAGAAACCAGATTGATGACCTATTGAAATTGTACCCTCAGCTGAATTATTCCTATTAGCAAAGTTACCTATTCCAATACTATTTGAACCTGTATTACTATTTCCAGCAGAAACACCTATACCAACTTGATATATTCCTGTGTTTGCAGATGTTCCAGCATCAAGACCAATATAAACGTTGTTTGATGCAGTACCAGTCCTATAAGCATTTTTACCTATTGCTACATTGCTTCCTCCAGTAGATAAAGTAGATAAAGCGTCTAATCCTATTGCAACACTATTTGTACCGCTAGTTATAGAATCACCCGCATTGTTACCAATTAAAGTGTTTGAATCACCTGAAGTTAAAGATTCTCCAGCTCTAATACCTAAAATAGTATTATCTTGTGGATTTCCACTTAAATTACTTGGTACTTCTCCAACGTACAAGCTATCTGTATCAACTAACACATCACTAAGACCATTTAGGCTTGTTGCACCACCACTAGCAGTTGTAAAAGTAAACGAGCCACTTCCATTAGTAGTTAATACTTGCCCATTTGTACCATCAGAGCCTACATCATCTAACTGAGTTAAACCTAAAGATACTGCTCCAGTCAAACTATTTACGCTTGTTACTGGAGCTGCTGGTGCTAAGTTAGCTGGTGTAATTCTAACATTATCAGAGCCATTAAAACCTACAACGAAAGCTACATCCGAAGAATTGGTTTTTAAATCAAATTCACTAAATTTTTTATTTGCCATTTTTTTATTTTTATTCTATTATTATATATTCGTTGTTTTCCGTTTGTAAGTAATCCCCATTTTCAGCTAATATCTCAAAAGCTGTCGTAGGGTCTACTAAATCTCTATAAATTATACCCCATCCTATAGTGTTGTCTAAAACACCATTTCCCCAATATGTAGTATCGTATATCTTTCCAAATGCCATTTATTTGTCTTTATAAGTTTTGTAGCATATCGCTACTGATTGTTCTCTATTGTATTCCTTTGTCATTTGTGCCACACACCGAATCATAAAATCTTTTTGCTTCTCTTTCGCTTTTGGTTTCGGTATCGGCATCTATATACTTTTTTAGTTTTGTTATGTTTGTTTCTTTTACTTTATATTTCATAAAACCCAGCCTTTAAAGGTTGTGTCTGTGTCTGGACTTATGTCCTCATCTGTGTTACTATTATACTCTGGAAACAAATCATTATGAAAACTTAAATAATCTACTAATCTTGTAGAGTAATAGTTAGCGTATTCTCTAGCTTTACTAACTAAGTAATCTACTTCGTTTTTATCTACGTTCTGTGCTGTTTCGCTACTATGCTTAAATACACCACCATTTTTTATTTGATAAGCCGCGAATGGGATATAATTCATCTGCGCGAACCAAATGAGCGTTGGCTGCACGAATGTGTTTACTAAGGTTAAATAATTACCAGATAACCCAGCACCGCCACCAGCACCAGAAGCTATATCTGCACCTATCTTGTTGTATAGGTCTGTACCTAATAAGTTTTGTATGTCTATCTGTTGAGCAACCTTAATAAATTGTATAAATTTATCCGTATCTACATTGCCATCAATAATAGAGTTTTTAACTAGGTCTGTTCGTGATATAAATAATGCTGTTGCCATACTAATTCTTAAATCCTATTTTATTCCAATACTCAGCAGTATAACCTTTATACTTCATATCCTTTGGTGCTACTGGCACTTTTTGAGCGTTTGCTTCTGGCTTAAAACCCCTAGACCTTGCCTCTGTTGTGCTTATAGCTTCTCCTAAGCCTTTCCCACCTTCTTTACGTACGTAGGTCTTTCTAAACCATTTATGTGAGCATCTAGCACCGCCTTTGTACAACCATATAGAGTATGTATCACTACCACCCTTACCAAATCCAGCATTGACTGCTTTGTTTTCCATAGCTACTATGTCCTCTTTACGATAAACCTTTTTAGCACTTACCATTTTAGAACAGAATTGTCTTGATGTAGCTTTTGTTCTAGCTGGGTTATACATATACCTTACTAAAAACTCTTTACCTTCTTCTTGTTTGCTTGTGCCATCTTGCTCACTTTCTCCGTAAGGTCTTGCACTACCAGTACTTACAAACTCCCATATCTTAGCTAATGTGCTTTTATCTTTAGGTTTGTTTAGGTCTGTTATAACCTCGTCTAATCCATCTTCTTGCTCATAATCAACCTCACGCTCGTCTATTACGTTAAAGTCCTTTAAAAGCTCTGATTCGTCCTCTCCTAAATCAATTAAAGCATCTGCTATTGTACTTCCTATTTCGTCTGGTAATTCCTTACCTAACTTTACTCCTGTTTCTTCTTCTTTTGTTTCTTCGTCCTCTACGTTTTCAAGGTCTGTAAACTCTAGTGGTTGTAAGGTCTTAAAGTATAGTTTTAAGGCGATATTATTGTAAGCAAGTATAGAATCAAAGGCATCTATTAAAAGGTGCTGAAATGGTCTAATAACTGTGTTATCCATAAGGATTGATGCGGTCTGCAACTCGTCTGCGTTGTTTCCTAATCCTGTTGAATCTTTTATCCCTAATAACATAGGACTTACAACTCTATGTGCTACCATTATCTTTTTACCACTCTCGTCTGATAAGAATTGATATTGGTTGTGTGCATCACTTAATTGTATAGGCTCTATTGTAGCTTGGCTCTCTGCGTTATCATTAAAAGCAAGAATAAATTTACCAGCATTAGAACTCCCAGAAAACTTAGAGTATATACGATTCTCTAACATTTGACGTTCCTCTGCGTTTGGAGTTCCATTATTAAAGTTAATAAGCATACTTGGTGCAAGACCATTAAGAATGTTGTTTAAGTGGTAGTTAGATATTTCTTCTTCTAACTCTGCGTATTGTAAGCCACCTTGATAGTCTGGACTACTATAATATTTGTACCCAGCTCTATAAGGCTTTACATAGATAATCTCAATGTTTTCTTTAGAGAAACCAAAAGCTGGTATTCTTTGTAGTTCTGTTCTTTGCTTTACCTTAGACCAATCGTCTGAATAATAATACCCAGCTATTTCGCCCTTGTCATTGCACTTTTCAGCTCTTAGATTTTCTACTGGAATATGCTCTACTTGTGCAATAGTTTTTCTGTCCTTTGAGTAAATAACTTGTATAGCACATTGCCCCATAAGTTTTAGGTCATAGCATAGCTTTCTAACGCAGTCTTTGTGAAACAGAGTAATCATTTTAGCGTATGCTTCTGGCTTTTTATTAGAATCTAAAGCATCTAAGCCTTTTCCGTAAATCATTTGACTAACACCATTAATAATAGCGTTGTTTGTAGGACTTCCGTTGTATCGGTCTATTAAGTAACCAAAGTAATTGTTATCACTACCATAAGCCACCCATTGCTTATTCGACTTCTCTACAATCTCTGGACTTGTGTAAGTGCTTAAATTAACTATTCTTAAATCGTTCATAAAATAATATAATCGTTATCAAAGCTATTCTCTGTGGTGTATTCTCCATCATTTACAGAATAGTAATCGTTGTTTGTTTGGTTTACTGTTTGGTCTGTACAAAACACTCTGTCTTTATATATAACCGCAGTACCATTTTTTATGTCAAGCGTATAAAAATCGCCTTCTGTCAATGTTCCAAAAACTGCATCAAATGACATATAGTTGCCAACTGTTGAGGCAGTAGGTGTTTTATTTATTACTGCACCTGTGCTTTCACTTGTAAGATTTACAGTTATTGCACCATTAATAAATTGTCTAGGAATTACGTTAAAAGTCTTATTCCCATTTGTTCCTATTAACTTCATATTAATATATAAACAAATATAAATTATTTTGCATAAAAAAAGCCTCTCGCAAAGGAAAGGCTAATTCTATTTATGTCGTCAACCAAAACAGACATAGGACAAATATACAAAAATATATCTAAACCTAAGCTGGACTGATTGGAGTAGCACTCGCTATATCTGGAACAGTACAGAAGAACGGAGGAAAAACCTCAGTTGCTACCGCTGTCAAAGTAAACCCTTGTAAATCTCCAGCAGCTGCACCAGTTACTATAGTACCTCCAGTAATTTCAGCACCATTATCTCTACCCATTAGCAAATACTTAGTACTACCAGCACCATTAGGGTACAATTCTATAACGTAATGTGCTCTACCTCTATTTAAGAGTTTAATTTCCTCTTGCGTAGCTACGTCTAAGACTTGGAAAGTAGCGTTTAGTGTACTTTCATAGAATGTCGTTCCATTCTCTCTAGAACTTGTTACAGTTGTTTCTAAAGAAGTTTGTCCTCCTTTTACCTCAAACTTAAAGAACTCAGCAGAGTTATCAGTAGGTAGTGTAACAGTACCAGCAGTATCGCTTAAAGCAGCAATAGCAGCACTATAATCTAAGATGTAAATATTTTTAATTCCAGCGAAGGCGGTCTTACATCCTACCCCTCTGCCTTTCGATATTAAACAAGCCATATTTTATGATTTAATAAAAAAGGGTAGGCAGTTTTGCCCACCCTTCTTATGTTAGTTATTAGTTTCTATTATGTGTAAAGAACTATATCAGCACCAACTCCTATTTGAGTTCCAGCCGTATATCGCATTACTACTCTTACGTTTTGGCTTCCATCTATATCGCTCATATCAATTACTTTTACTTCATTGTAATCAGAAAGCAATCCAGTACCCATAAATAAATTAGAGGCTCTTGCAGCAACCATCTCGTTTGCACCCATACCACTTGTTGGGTATAATTTAACTCCATCAAAACTTAAAGCACCACCAGTATAGAAAGTGTGTGATTTAGCATCTACACCACTATTTGTTGCAGCAAATCCACCTAAAGCTCTTATATAGGCTTTAAATACGTTTTGCGCACAATAGATGTATAAATCCTCAGCACCATATACTCCAGCTGGTATAGCATCTACTACTGCACCAATTTGTGCAACTACGTTTGTAGATGTAACATCTGTAGCAGTAACATCTACTACTGTAGCATCAGCAGCTAATTTAGCTTTGAATCCTTCAAAGTTTCCATCTGTATCTGTACCACTCCATAGGTTTGATTCTGTAGCAGATGCAACCTCAGCAGCTACTCTTGAAATTACAAAATCAGAGAATAATGGAGGTAAGTTGTCAAATGCACTAAAACCCATTTGAGCAGCTTCCCAGTCAGCGTGTAAGTCTTTTTTACAAATGTCAATATTGACTTGTAACTCTTTTGGAGTTAAAACTTTTTCTGTTAAAGCTAAGCTAGACGTTGATGTGTCAAAGTCGCAACTTGCATTTTTAATTAAGTTTGAAAAAGCTCCAACTTTCATTGTGCTTTTATATTTGATGTTAGGTAATACTGTAATTACACCATCATCGATTGTCTTAGCAGCTAGTAAACTTGCAGCAATGTATTTTCCAGCAAATTGACCAGCATAAGTACTTGTAATTGATACACTCATTTTTATTTATTTTTAGTTATTAATTTTTAATATTCTTTCCATTACTCTGTCAGCTGTAGTTTTAGCTCTGTTATTTCCAAATCTATAACCGCCAGTATTTTTATTCTCAGCCTCTGGGTTTGCCACGATTGGCTCAGCAGATGGTTGATTAAGCTCTACTTGTACTTCTTCTGGTACTTCGCTTAACTTTTCGTGTTTAGCAAGTTCCTCAGTCATAAGATTTCCTAAATCATCAGCGTTCATTTCTTCCTTAGGCTCTAACATAGCTTTGATTTCTTCAATCATTTCTTTAACCTCAGCTAGTTCTCTTTTTGTAGCATACATTTCTTCTTCTTCGTCTTTTGCTTCTACTTCTTCAACTTCTTCTTCTTCCTCAGCTTTGATCTCAGCAATTAAGCCTACTTCTTCAACAAGTATTGAACGTCCATCTTCAAGCTCATACTCTCCAACAGGTAAAGCTACTTTCTCATCTTCTGTTAAAATAAAGACCTCTTTACCAGCCTCAAAAGAATCAGCCTCTAATATAGTTCCGTTCTCTAATTTTAATTGTTCTAGCTTGACTTCTTCCGACAAGTTTAGAACTTCTTTTATTTTTGATAACATATCATTTGATTTCATATTAATATATAAGTGTTAAAAATTAATTTTGCATTTTTACTTTGATATTTTTCCTATCCCTTGCGCCCTTAATGAGCCATCACAACACTTTATCTTGTAAGTATTGTCTTCACATAGACAACCTCTGCGACCACCTTTAGGACTTGTTTTGCTTGGTGTTATAAATTTTTTAATTCGTCTTATCACTTCTTTTCGCTTTTTGGGTGTCCTTTAGGGAGTAAATCGTTATCCGCTGTGTATTTTGAGTTTTGTGGTCTGCCATTCTTTACTAAGTATAAGAAAGCGTTTACCCTTGCAAATGCCCAAGCAGATGCAGACTTAATTCGAGGACTGTGTGAAACATTAAAAGCTCCTAAGCCTCTTTGAAATACAGCCTTAAGAGTTCCTACGTTTGCACCATATCCTAGCTTTTCTTTATATCTCTCGTTAAAGTCATCAGACTTCTTTTTTAAAGTAGCTTCGTCTGCCTTAGACACTTTAGCACCTCTGCTTGTAGAAGCATCGCCTTTGGCTGTTCCTTTACCTTTAGGGTTTGTATTTGGTGTACCACTCTTAGGTGCTTTCGGACTTTTTCTTATGCCACCTCTTTCTCCTACCTCAGCCATCTTCACACACTTACCATCTTTTTTTTTGAAACCCTTAGGGCATTTGCCATACATTTCGTCCTTTATATGAGCTTCACAAGGCATATACCAAGTCTTACCCTCAAACTCGTGTGTATGAAAACCTTTACAACCAATATTCTTAGCCATTTCTTCAGCTTTCTCTTGTGTTGCATACGCAAGTCTATCATCTATTATTGCAAAATCTTCATTGATTACCATAGATGCTAAGCTTAATTCTCCAAACTCTTTTAGTTTTTTAGCAGCGTATCTTTTACCAGCTAAACCACCCCACAATAAATAAGATATAGTACCACAAGCCTCGTTATCGCTTTCATCATAGTATTCCTCTGCTCTTGACAAAAATGAGTACATTCGTTTAATTGTTTCTTTACTTATTGATTTGCCTTGTGCGAGTTGTTGCGCTCTTATCTTTCCTACTTCCGTAGCACATTTGTTGTTTACCTTTTTGTTGAGGTCTATACCTTTTTGTGCATTGTTCTTAACTGCATCTGGATAATCGTTGTAGCTTTCAAGAGTTGTCTTTTTACCACTTTTATAACGATTGTCTTTTTTTATTATAGCTTTTACTTGCTTAAGTAAATACTCTGCTTCTTCTTCTTCTATTTTTGCGAGTTCGTCTTTTATGCTTTCTTTAGGACGTTCCATTTTATCAGCAAAGTAACCTTCTATTGAAAAGCCTTTTACCTTACCTGTCTTTACAAACTCAGTCCAGATTTTATCGTTGTTTACTTTTACAGCACCTACCCAAGTACCTAAAGGCAAATCCATTCCATACTTTACACTTTTGTCGTGTACCTTATCTTCTACAATCCAACTCTCTACTAAACTAAGTCCGTTTAATTCGTATTGGTGCTCTAAGGTTGAGTTGTTTTGTTTGCCTTGCATTAAGTACATTTGCGAGGCTTTTAAGACAGTATCTTTTGAGAAATAGATATAGTACTCATCTTCCCCACTACGTCTGTATATGGGCTTGTTTGGTATAAGTAAAGCACCCATTAAAATACGCTTCTCTGCATCTACCTCAGCAAGTTTAAACTCTTGTGATTTAAGAGCTATAAAATCTTCTTCTATTGCTGGGTTTTCCACTACGCTAATAGCTTCTATTCCTATTTCTTGATCTTCGTCTAAAATTAGTTCTACTATTCGCATATTAATATATAATAGTTTTTAATTTATTTTGTATTTATCCTAGTGTTGCACCCTCAACTATGTTATTCTCTAAGCTCTGTGCTGTTGTTACATCATTAGCTACTACAAATGCTTGTATGGGTTGTTGTGTCTGTCCTCCTATTGCATCTGCTAGTTGGTTAGTATCACTTGCGCCTACTATATTAAATGATGGGGGAATAGATGGTGTTGATGGTGCTGATGGTGCTTCTGCAGAAGTAGCTACATTTGCTTTGGTTTTTTTAACCGCCTTTTTAACACTACTAATAATTGATAACCCTTGACCTATTGCAGCAGCTATTGTTACAATGTTTTGAGGGAAACCTATTTTAGAGCTTTCTGATACATTTTGTGCAGCATCAACCCCAGCACCTGCAACTGCTTGTGTACCTTTAAAGGTTATCTTTTTAATATCCATTAAGGTTTCTTTTAAGGCAAGAGCTTGTTTGGCGAATAATAAAGCTCTACCAACTCCAGTTTCAGCACCAGCAATAGATACAATAGCATCTAAAGCCTGTTGTTTGCTTTGTATCTTTTTTTTATCAAGATTTATTTCGGCTTCTGTATTTGCTTTTTTTGTTGCTAAGTCTTTATCATCAAATTCCTTTTGTTTTAATCTTTTGGCTTCATCTCTTGCAGCTTCAAGTTCATCAGTTTTTATATTGTTTTCTTCTGCTTGTAAAATTAAATTATCGTAATGCTCTTGTATTTTTATTAGTTCTAAATCTCTTTTTTCTTGTTCAGATACTGCCTCTGCATCTCTTAATATTTTTTTAAAATCAGCTAATTCTTTTGCCTCTGCTTTTTCTTGTGTTGCTTTAGATTTATTTTCAGCTTCTATTTGTTTGCTTATAGTATTTACTTCTCTTTGAACTTGTCGTGCTGTGTTTGCCCTAGATGCTTGTTGTCTGTTTACTGCTGCAATAGCTTCGGCTTCTTTTGTTAGGTTTTCTTTATTACTTCTACTAAATGTGTTTTCTAATATTTGTGCATCTCGTCTTAATTCTAAAAACTCTGTTTCTTTATCAAGTAATTGGTCTTCTAAAACCTGTGCATCTAACAAAGCCTGTTTTCTTTCGGCAGCACTAAATTCTTCTTCTTGTCTTGATTTAAGCCTTAAATTTGCAATTTCACTTTCTAATTTAGACCTATCTACAATTAATTTTCTTTCTATCTTATCTGCTTTAGCTCTCATATCAGCAACAGAAGCAGCTTGTGCAAGTTCTATTTTTTGTTCTTTGACAAATTCTGTTGTGGCTTTAGTTAAAGCCTTTCGAGCCATTGTCGCTACATTTAAGTTGTCGTTAAGTTTTATAATTCCAGATTTAGCATCCTCTAAAGCACCACTAAAATCGCCAGTAAAAGTTTTTTTAATTGCACTGCCAAGTAAGCCAAACCCCTCTATAGCACCATTAATTTTATCAGTTATAAAAGTTTTTATTGTATCTGCAAAACCTTTTATAGTTTCAACAGGATTTAAAAATGCATCTATTATTCCTTCTCCTAAATCTGCTAATAAGTCTACTAAATTACCAACAGCAGCACCTATAACAGTCGTAAGTTTAGAAAACTTGTTTTGCCCTTCTTCACTACCTTTAAAAGCAGCTATAAGAGATGAAATAGCAATTATTAATAAGCCAATCCCAGTTGATGCAATAGCAACTTTCATTGTTTTAAAACCACCAGTAACTCCTTTTAAAGATGTTTTAAAAGCCTTAAACTTAGATATAGCACCACCTGTAAGATTATCAAGTTGTCCTGTAAGTTCAGAACTTGAAGTAGCTGTTTCTTTAACCTCTTTGTTTACACCCTCAACTGCTTTCTCTAACTCCTTTACTTCTTTTTGCGAGGACTTAGTGTCTGTTTTGATTACTATTGTTTTTTCTACTGTTGCCATTGTATCTCTTGTTTAAGTGCCTTATATCCCTCTTTTATTGTTGTAGGTAGTTTGTGTTTACCTTGTGCTATACGGATTGTTTCTGTTTCTCCGTTTGCGTGTTTTAGTAAATCAAGTATTTGTTTTATCATTATTCTAGTATTATTGTGTCTGAGCCTTCTGTTATTAATGTATCTCCATTCTCAGCTAATGCAGTAGGTGCTGGGTCTGTTGTTGCAAATACTATTCTATCATTAGAGAATGATATGACCCCTCCTATTGTGTACCTAGTTCTTATAGCAAACTTGTATGTAATATCACTTGTTAAACCTGTTAGAGTTCTACCACTAATATCGTTGCCTAATGTTTCTACAAAAGCATCGTCTTTGTAAATGTCGTAGCCAGTTATATTATTAGCTACTGGGTCGCTCAAAGGAGTCCACCCTAAAGTAACAAACGTAGTACCCTTACCAGCAATACTTATACTTGCTAGTCTAGGTAATGCAGAAGATTGACTATTTTCTATTGCAGTTATTTCTTGTGATAAGCTATATAGTTCTAAAGAGCTTTTGTTATTTAATAGATTTGTTTTTATAGAGTTTATTCTATAAGGTTTGTTGCCTATAATAAACCTATCATTTAGTTCATAATTCAAAATAATATGTAAAGGCAAATATGCTTCTACTTTGTTTATTCTTGCTTGTGGATGAAACACACTAGCTACATAATTTAAGTAATACTTTTTTAGTAAGTTTGTTCCTTTTGGCTCTAGAAAAAACTCGTCTTGCTCTAGTCCAAAATTTAATGCAGATGATGAATCACTAACAGCACCACCAGAAACAAATACTTGGCTCGGTCTGTTATATGTAGCAACAGTTTCATCACTACCTCCATCAGCATTTGCAAATAAAAAGTTTGGTGTAGCAGCTTGATTAACTATATACAATAAAAGTGGTTTACCTATTGTAGCATTAAAGTCTTTGTCCAACATAGCACCTTGCCCAATGGTAGTTAATGCTCCACTACTTGGATTTTCATCAGATAGCCTTTCATACATCATTTTCTCAAAATCTAACTCTATCTTGTAATCTCCTCCATCCCCCTGTGGTAAACCTAAATCACTACCTCCAAAGTTATCTGCTTGTAGTTCATCAGATTTTTCTACTAAGTAACTTTTTTTGCTCTTGAAGTTAAAGTTGAAGTTTTTAAATTGTAATACTTTTGAAATAGAGTTTTTAGTTGTATCTACATACTTGGTTATGTTGTAAGAAACTCCTTCATCATAAAAGTCGTTTAAAGGTAGTACTCGTATTTGTGTTCCCTCTTTATAGGCTACAAGATTAAACATCTTAAACAGATTAGTAATAAAATCAAAAGTTTTTATTTTTGGCATCTGTCTATTTATCTCAACAGTATTAGCTACCGATAAACTATCAAGTGTATATGTTCCAGAGCCACCTCCTGTTTTAGATGCTACAATTTCAAAAGTTTGTATATTAAAAGAGTTAGTAGAAGTAACTTCTATAAACACATTTACAAGACTACTTCCAAAATTATGAGATACACTATAAGAAGTTGCTCCTGTAAATTCTTGGTTTATAATATTAGTTTCTGGTAGAGTAAAATCTAATTCTCCTATTGTAATAGAAGAAAAATATACTCTTAAATTAAATGTACTGGCTGCAGATGCAGTTGTTATATTAAAGGTTAAAAGTGAATTCACACCTCCACCAAAAATAATATCTCCACTGCTACCAGATAAAGGTCGCATCTCTATACCACTTGAAAGGCTTAAATTAGCATCAGTATCATCTGGTAAATGGAAATGTCCTCTTAATACATTCAATCCTCCACCCTCTGGTGCATTACTCATAAACCCTTTTTCTCTGTGCATCCATAAATAAAGATTACTAAAATCCTCTGTATTAAAAAACTCGCCAGTAAAATCAATATCTGGATATGTGGTTTCTATTGCATCTATAATTTTTCTTACTTTTATAGCTGGTTTTATATCTCTGTAATTTAGTTTCTGGTCAGCAACTGGTGTTATTGATCTATAAACATTAGTATTATATCGCATATTTTTAGTATGCGTAATTAATGGAAAACATACATCTGATAAATTTATAAACTTATCTAATATTGTTGTATGATTATATGCAAAGTTTAAGTTACTTGGAAAAGTTAAATCACTTAGCATACCTTCGCCTAGTATGTCTTTTAGTTCAATAGTTTCTCCAAAGAAGATTAACTTGTAAGCGTGTGGCTTGTTGTTTTTTAATGATACACTACTTAATTTAATTTTACCTTTCTTGTAGTCTGTTCCGTTTAGTTTTATAAGTGCATCTACTTTATATCTAGCATCAAAACTATTTATAATGTCTTGGTCTTCGTAGTGTCTAAATATCTTTGCATTATGCTTTGAAGCTGGTACATTAAACTGTTGAGAAAATGGTGTAAATATCTTAGCTACATCTCTTACGTTCTTTATAGAATCTGTAATGCTCACACTCTCATCCTCGAACAAGTCAAGCCTTTTGAAATCACTTTTAATTGTGTACTGCTCTCCAACAGTGAAGAAATTACTACCATCAGTAGATTCAGATAATACTAAAGTGGTGTCATTAGTGATTGCAGTTACTTTAGCTGATGTACCATTTTTTTCGTTAAATACAATATAGCCTACCTCAACAGTAGATGTAAAACTAGCACCAGAATCAATTAAGTTGTTAGTAGATGTGCTTGTAGCAGCAGCTGGTTGTGTAACCACGCCATCACGTATGTATAGCTCTATTATCTGCATTAACGTACATTGTTTATAGTGTCATAAGCAAACTCAACCTCAATGGTGTAGTTTATAATCTTGTCGTTTAGTTGTGTCTTGTAAGCTAGTGAGCTGCTTGTAACTTGTATCGGTAAAGTTTTAGAATCTATCTCTATCCAGCAATCCTCGCTTAGTTGCATTTCTTTAAACACATCATTATAAGCCTCTGGGTAATAGCCTGTGTTAAGCGTTAGTTTTTCTTTACCATTCTTAGTAAGTGTCTTGTCTTGATGGTTGCTTATATTATAAGTTGAGCCAGTAATAATGTTACGCTTAAACTTTTCTGATTTAGTAGTTAGTGTTTCATTAGTACGTTTAAAAAACCAAATGTCTTGTAGCGTTCCGTACTTGTTTATGAATGTTACTTTGTAAGGTGTAAACTTACATTCGCTAATGCTTTGTACTGTTAGCTTAGTAACTCCAATTAAACTTGATGAACTATCTACGTAAATAGTATCAAAGTCAAATAAAGTAAACTCTCCTTCAAATTCTTCTAAACAAGAACTACCTTCAAATATACCTCCAGCTTGTATAACTCTATCCTCAAACTCATCAGAGCCATTTACTCCACTTGTAACGTATTTTATTTGCGTTGTGCTAACACTGCTTGAATTTATAGCTTCGGTGTATACTTGTTCTCCGTTTAGCTCGTAGGTTACTTGTGTTGCTAAGGCAGTATCGACTGCTATTGTTGCTGGTGCATCGTCTAGTTTAACTATGGTGTTGTTTGATTGAAGTACTGATTTAGTGTTTAAAGGATTTGCACCATCTTCAAAAAAACCATAGCCATAAAAAGCTCTACCTAATGTAAAATTACTTGTTGCATCTGGTGTAGTTTGTCTTGTTTCAGTTGTTCTGAAATCTACCCATAGTATCTCAGTAGCATAATCGCCATCAAAAGAATTACTGAAATAATCTCTTATAAGTTCCGATATTTCAAAAGTACAGACATTATCTACTGCAAAAGAGTTAAGTGTGTAAGTGGGTGTTGTTGGTCTGCTACCAGAGGGAGCAGCACCTTGCGTACCTGTGTAAATAAACAACTCTAACTTAGTGGTTGTTAAATTAATTACTGTTCCAGTAGATATATAATATGGACTTCTTGCGTTTATACTCATTTGCTTATGTTTACTTGTATCTGTTTCTCTAGACCTATTGAGTAGGCTTCTACTAACTCGTCTGGTAATCTTTTAAATGCTGCTTCAAATGGCTTAGTAAAAAACATACTAGGTCTTATTCCCTTTTTTTTGATTGACTTTGCTATTGCAAACTTTATCCCCTCACGTTTTGTAAACTTACCACCAGATCCTCTTGGTGCTATTCCTTTTCTAACTATCCAACTATCTAATGATTTAGTAGGAGGCATTTTATTTGTGTACTTATAAGGTGTGTTATATTTCTTTTGTGTTCCACTTACCCCTTTGTCTTGGAACTTACCATAGTCAGCCATTTCAAAGGCTAAGGACGTTGTCTTTGCACTTTGTGATACTTGGTAGCCTAAAGAGTTATAAAGTTCCTTAGAAGAACTTTTTTTGCCTTTAGTTAGGTTGCTTCGTGATTGTTGTATAACATACTTAGCAAACTTGTTTAACTCATCTTTTAAATACTGGTCTGCTAACATATATCAATATCATTGTGTATTATTACATTCATAGTTGCAGCATAACCAGCTAGTCGATTATCAAACCTTTCATAAAAAGGCTCTAGTGTTGCATCGCCTTCTAGCTGAAACTTGTCGCTATATAACGTGCCTCTACGCAATACCATTTGTAGTTTGTTAAGGACTGCTAGTTGTGAGTTAAGTACATCTTGCTCATTGTTATTGCCTACAAAAATATCTGTCGTTTCTTTCTTACTCTCATCTACAATATCCATAGCCATAACAGTAATGTTAAATAGTAGTACTTGTTCTTGTGCTGTAACGTTGTTTACAATAATGTGAGCTAAAGGAAATATGCTTTGCTTTGATAAGTCAATATCAAATATATCTCCAGTAGTAACTGTGTTTACATTCACATCTGCTAAGAGCTGTGTCTTAATCGTTTCTGTAAGTTGGTAAAAACCCCTTATACCTGTTTGGCTCATTTATTATTGTTTTAATTACTACTGCTATAAAAACTATTGATATTATGCTTATATGACATTCGCACAATCCTAGTAAGTGTTTCATTTAAATTTGTTTTTAATCCTTGATGCTTCTATGTCGTTCTTTTCTTTTGTGTACTCTAAATACGTTAAGCATTGGTGTACGTTTAGTTTAGTGATATTTTCAAATCTTGTAATATCTCCGTTAGCGATTGCATAGAGGGAATTAAACCATCCCCATTTTGCTGTGAAATTAGATGCTGTGCTAAAGCCTTCTCGTTCTTCTTGTCCAAAGAGTTCAGCATAACCATCGACAAGTCCTTGCCTAAACTGTAAAAAAAAACAATAGCACCTAACACAACACCTAAAGGAAACTCTTTAGCATCTTCGCTTGTGTCTGGGTTGTAATCTTTTATTGTATATCTATTACCTCGCTTGTGTTCTATTGGTCTAAATAGTACGTTTATTGCTCTATGTAAGTTATCATTATCGCCTATGAAAGTGTCTAAGTCCATATACTCTCCAAAGCTCATATCGTCAAGCTGAGGAATAAATCCGTATTCTTTACCATCTAGTTTGAATCTGTTTATCATTTGATGTTCTGTGTCAAACATATTATTTATAATCTCGCATATCTCAGCTATGTCAGTAGCTTTCATATTACGAACAACAATCTCTGGTACTTTACAAAAGATTTCTATTATCTTTAATTGTATCGCTGTGTCGTTAGTTTCATCTAGTTTAGTTTCTAGCTTTGCAAACTCTTGATATTGTGCAAGGGTTACGTCATTAAGATTTGATGGGATTCTTAGATTAACTTTCATATTACTTTGCTTATTAATATATAAACAAAATTAATAATTTTTAGACATAAAAAAACCCCTACACGTCTGTAAGGGTTAATTTATAGAATATTAAATAAAAGTGAGGTGGTAGTTAGGGTTTAAGACAACTTGATAGGGATGCCTTACCCTCGTAGCTATCAAACTACTTCTTTCTTCTACCTTTAAGAGAATACTTTCTATCTCTCCTTTGCTAATGTTTATTGTCTTGTTTGATTACTGTAGCTGTCGTTCCATTCTTTTGACTATCGCCCTTCTGGGCGACTGGGTGGATAAAATCCCAGACCTTCTACAGACACATTCTCAAATAATCAGATACTCTTTCAATCTGTTTCACACCATTTGTTATTTAACCCCCCTACTGTTTCAAGGGGAAGCAAGTTTCCTTTTGTTTAATATTCAATATGTTTAAGAACTTTGTACTATTTCTTGTACACTACAAATATACAACATAATAAACGTTATAAACAAATTATAAACATATTTTAACAAAACTTTAACATTTAGTGTACTATATACCTACCTCTATTTGGGTTTTGTAACTGATAGCCTACTGCATATCTAACAGCATCTATCAAGTGATTGTATTTGTCTATAGGTGTATTGCTCTTACGTTCTAACCAGCGATAGTTGTTTAGCTCTTTGATGAGGTTTGTACTATTTGGGTCTATTACTAAATCATAATCTTGTAGTAGGCTTATTCCGTATGTTACACTTCCTTGTCCTTTTATACTTGGCTTTACGTTGCAATGTCTTTTAAGTTCTGTTATTAGTCTTGGCTCTGCACTATCCCCTACTATTAAGCCATCTCTAGCGTGTTTCTGATTCAGCTCTGCTATTTGTGATGTTGTTAGTCTTGGTAAGTAAAAACACTCTTTTAAATATATTCTCTTATTGGCTCTGTCTATGTTTACCTCAACTAATGTAGAAGGATCAGCTGCAAATCCATAATCTTGCCCCCATACACTTACGCTTGTTTTTTTAAACTCTCCTATTGTCCAGTTGCTAAATATAACACCCTCAGCTTTAGACATCCAACTACCTAGCATTTGTTGTTTGTACTTCTCTGGTCTACGTTTACGCATTTGGTCTATTTGGTCTATGTAGCTTTTAGATAGGTTGTCTATGTTGTCTATATAAGTTGTGTGTATGTAAGTAGTGTTTTCTTTTGTTGTATTGCTTCCCTCTTGTACTCCTCTTTCCTCAAAGAATCGTGTATATATAAAGTGTTCCTTAGTAGTAGGGTTTAGTATTAGTATAACTCTATTAGGTTTGCCTTGCTGTCTTACACTTAGGTCTATGGTATCAAACTTCTGCTCGTCTGTTAGTTCCTCAGCCTCATCTACTACCCAAGTAGTAATCCCTTGCAGAGATTTAAGGTTTGCAGTCTGATCTCCACTTGATGTCTTAATACCTCTAAATATTATCTTGCTACCTGTCTTTTTGTTTAGTATCTCGTCTTTGGTTATGTGAAAATCGTGTACGCAATTAAAGAGTTCTAGCTTGTCTATAAACTCTGGAATGATAGAGATGTATGCTGAGGTTAATGTATAACGTGTAAATAGTATTGTGTGCCCTTGCTCGTATGTTAGCTTAACTAAAAGGGCATTAATAGTAAAAGACTTTCCACTACCTCTACCACCACTTACTATAAAGTACCTACTATCTTCGCTGAGTATAGGTTTGTATTTGTTGTGTATGTTAATCAACGAAATTAATTAAATCCCTAAAATTGATGTTTAAGCCTTCGCTAGAGTTAATGTCTACACTCTCCTTAGGCTTTCCGTAACGATAGCTTAAATAGGCTTGTATGGCTCTCATATCGCCCTTCCTTACTAGCTCTCCTAGTTTACCTATTGCTTCGTCTTTGTCTATTATATTGTCTAAGCGTTCTATAAGCTTTTGCTCTTGTGCTTTTGGCTTTCTTCCAGCACCTTGTCTAGCACCTCCTCTGTTTTCTACTTTCATATTTTGAAAAACTTTGATTAATCAAACTATTAATATATAAACAAACTTATTTTTTTTTAGCTCACGTCTAACTCTTTATTTAATTGTTCTTGTGTAAGCACATAGGATTTACTATACTTAAACTGTTGTAGATTTTTAGAATTTATTATTTCGTTATAAGATGACCAACCACTAAAAACAAAGTTTGGGTATTGCCCTATCATTAAAGCATACAAATCTACTTTCATTTTTTCCTTACCTTGTCTAATAAGTAGTTTACCTGTTTTGTATATTGTATTTTTTATATCTACTGTCTTTCCATTTTTTAAAGTTGCATCTACTTTATTAAAATGGTTTTCATATTCATTAGTAGTATAATCAAAGGGTATATCACATAGTTTACAAAAAGCAAGTTCAGCACCAAATCCATTTAAGTTCATTTGGTTCAAGTCCATTTTTCTATCTATCTTATATTTACTTTTAAAATATGTTCTCCCTTGATTACATATCTTATTAGACATATTAATAATAATTTCTTGTTCTTCTAAATTTAATTTATATTGTGTTCCGTACTTTATTGTCATCCTAATAGTATTTCTTCTATCTGTTCTATCTGTTTATCGGTAGCATCTGGTATACGTTCTAAAACAAATAACTTATTATCTCCCAATAATGTTTTGTACATCTTTTCTAAGTCTATATTGTAGAAACAGTTTTGCTTATAGTTCTTTAATGAGTGTAATATAGTTGCGTGGTGTGTTTCATATCCACAACGTTGATAATCTCTTACTATATCCATAAGCCGCATTTGTTTTACTTTGCTCATATATTGGTTTGCTACGCATCGCATCTCTACTACATCCCTACGTCTTGTTTGTTCAAAGATGTCTATGTTGTTTAGTGTTAGTATTGTTTCTCTTATTGCTTCTAATTTCATACTACTTCTTTTTCTACTTTCTTATATATAGCGTAACCATTGTCTTTTAAGAATTGTATTGCTTCTTCTATTTTTTTTTGTTCTATTCTGTAACTGTCAAATATTTCGTTATGTATTACCATTGTTTTTATTATTATATTTACTTAAAGGTGCTTTACCTTCTTCTTCTAA